TTATATGCCAGTATTATCTTACCTGTTGTTCTAATACTTAGCTGAAAATAACTTTCTTCATCTATTTCACTTGCTTCGTCAATGAATAGAATATCTGATTTTAAACCTCTTAACTTCTCAGGGTCATCTGAATTAATAAACTGAATTGAACTATCTTGCAACTTATAAGTTCTATCACTTACATTCCAGCTATCTTCATTGAACACACCTAATCCTTTTAGTATGTCAACAAAATCTTTTATAACTGTTCGCTTGAGTGAGGGAATAGTTCTTCTAACAATAGTAATGGTTTGTGGTGATTTCAATGCTTCTACGATAACATACTGCAAGATACCAAATGTTTTACCACTACGAGTTCCTCCAATGTGATGTGTAACTCTATGCTTACTATCTAATAGATGTTCAAATGTAATTGTAGTGTTAATCTCTATGTTCACTATCTGCTCTGTTTATATTAATACTTACTTGCTGTATTCTATGGTCTATCTCTCCACTAATCTCCATACTTGTTTTCTTCGGCACAATGTATTCTAATAATTTCAGATAAAGCTTTGCTGCTTCGATTGGATTTTCTTTTCTTATCTTTTCAAAATCCTCGGTAATATTATTTAACCCCTGATTAGCAAGTCTAGCGATTGCAAGTTTAGCCTGTTCGGTACTCCTATTAAGAGAACCAACCTTTCTTCCACCTAATTTATTTCCTACTTCAAACTTTGCCATATTCGTTTATTGCCCGTTATTTATTCGATTTATATACTATTAAAACACTCATATGCGTCATTTGTAGTTAAAGCGATACAAACATACTCCATAACAATAATAATCCAATGGCGAGGATGTATACAGTCATTAATACGATTATTTCCTTATTGTTCTTCTTCATAATCACTTATTAATTCGTATGCATACATTCCAACTGCTCTACCTCTATCATCTAATATAATTAACATACCTGCGTATTGGTCACCTTTCATAACTAATTCTTTATCTTTAATCCATGTCCAATCAAAGTTAAAGTGAGCATAATTATAATCTATTCTACTCTTCATACCATCCTCTTGTATCAGGCACTTCCTTTTCAATCATATTCCTTGTCTTTGGTCGATTTTCTTTTAGAGTTTCGTCATCTCTTCTATCCCATATCCATTGCCATATACCATTATCTTTTATTTCCTTCAATTGTTTATTATAGTGTGCAATAACATGAGACTTATCTCCTGTTTTCTTATACTCTTTCCATGCATTACTCAGTGCAGTTCTTATTGTACAAAATCTTGCACCTGCTTCATTACCATAATTGTCAAACGGGTATTGTTGTTTCTTTGGAGTTCTTGCTCTCTTTGCAGTTTCAATTATTTTTTGTGCTGCATTAACACACTTAGTACATTTCCATATAGGTTTCTTTGCATGGAATGTATCACCACAATAATTACATTGTCTAGTCTCACCATTCTTTCTGTCAAACTTTCTTGCCCATAATCCTCCTGCCATAACTTACTTATTAAATGGATTGTCTAATGTACTTTCTAAATACTTTCTTATTTTCTTAACTGAAAGGAATACTGTTGACTTACTTATCTTTATATCATTTGCTACTTCATCAAGAGTTTTGTCCGATAACCAATATAGTTCAAAGATACGGGCTTGCGGCCACATTCTTGTTACTTTTAACTTATGTAATTCATTCATTACTTCTTCATGTGCATTCTGCAATTGCAAATCTCTATCGATATCGTATTCCTCTTCCATTACTTCTTCAGGCATCTCTTCTTTGTATACAACTCTATTCAATTTCTTTGTCTTATTAATCCATCTGCTTTCTAAAAAACGATAACAATAAAACATATTGTATGCATTACCCCAGAATATCTTTGGATTACACTTCTTATGTAAATACTCATAGAGTTCTTGTACTAAATCTTCACCTTCTTCTCTATTTTTGGAAATCTTTATTGCATGTTTAATTAACCAATGATTAGAATCCAGATATAGATTGGTTAACCTTTCTTTACATTCATTGTATTGTATACTACCTGAATCTATCATTTACTTATTCTTTACATAATCATGAAGAAAGTCAACTGCTCTTTTCCAATGTGCTCCACTGCTTCCACACATACACGGCATTGGTTCTTTTTCACTTCTTATATGATTGAATGTATTCCAAACATAGTGTGCCTTATCTTCTGGTAATCTAGTCGTAATTTGACTTAATATACCTTTTAGTTCTTCTAACTCTTTTTCATTTAAGTCATTCATATTACTTAATCTTTTTTAGTTTAGGTAATGCAACTTCTTTTTGTTGAGGTTCTCTTTTAATAGGTGTTTGTAGATTTAAGAATGGTTTTAATTGTTCAATGTTAGGATGGTTGCCTGGAAATCCAATAGCCATACTTGCTAAGATTAAAATCATATCGTTTACTGATTGCATCTTTGACCAGTCTACCATATAAACTGCATTCTCATCTATTTCTAATGTCTCTACTTTGTAACCGAATGTTCCGTCTAATGTTGCTTTTGTTGTTTGCATTTGTTTTTAATTTATAATATACTAATTGTTTCTGAATAACTTTTACATGTTAATTGATTAAGATATACTCTGCGTCTATCACAACCGCAATTAGAGTATCCTAATTTCCTTGCAACCCAACTTGCCGTATGTTTTCCCCATCCAAGAGTTACTAACCCTATAATGTGTTCTAAAATGCTTCCTAATCTAATGAAGCATCCTATGCATTTAATTGTTTTTTTCATAATTACCAATGTCTTTTATTTAATGATTTGCCTGTTTGTTTTACTGCTTCAATAAAGCTTCTTTCTATATATTCTAATTGTTTTCTATCAATACCTTCTGATTCAAATATAGTTTGAAACTTATGATTTTTAATACCATACTTGTCAAAACTATCATGCAGACCTGGAAGTGATTCTCTTTTACCTTCTTTGTATTGTCTATAATGTTTTCTATGTTCAATCATTCTAACTTTCAAAAACATTTCTGACATTCCAATATAAACTTCACCTTCTGGATTTGTTATTGAATATATAATACCATTCTTGTCAGCCTTTCTATACTTTCTCATATAATTCATAAACCTATCCCAATTAGTAGTTTGCCACTTTGCATGGTGTTCAGGATTTATTTCAGTTCTAAATTTATGATTGTCTTTTGAATTGCAGTGTTTACATTTGAATTGTAAACCATCTTTATTTGACTTACATTTGCTGAATTGTGTGGTGTCTTTTACTTTACCACAACATTTACATTCTTTTTGATTTGCCATCGGTTTTATGTTTTGTGTTTATACAATATACGAAAAATATTTTAATTTACCAAATCGTATACTAATATATATCGTGAAAAATAAAAAGCATAAAAAAGGTCAGGAACCGATGGCACTCGCTCCTGACCTATAATATGTTGAACAGGAACTTTATAATGTAATGCTGAATAGCGATAAAGTATTTTTTAATCCTGTCTTTTATAAGAACATATTATCTTTCAAATATAGTCAAATTATTTTTCATTTCCAAATATATTATCAAGTATTTCAGCAAGATTATCTTGTCTAGATATTTTATCAGTTAACATACTACCAGTACTGTTAGCTATATCTTTCTCTATATCGTTCTCTATATCTTTCTCTTTATCTATATCTTTCTCTTTATCTATATCTTTCTCTTTAAGGTTTTGTGGGTTATGTTGGGTTTGTTCGGTTTCTAAATAACCCATTGGGTTTTGTGGGTTATCTTCGGTTTGTTTGGGTCTACCACCTAACTTACCATTTTTCCTATTAGCTTCTTTTTTCTTTTCATAGTTTACAGCTTGAGTATCAAAGTCATGTCTTAAACCTAAAAAGATACCTTGTACTAATTGGTCAGTAAATACAGGCATTGTTCCATTACAATATATTCCAATTGCTTTAATAAGTAAACCTGCTTGTGCATCTGTTAATGTATTCATCAACTCAAAATGCGTTTTGTAAATAATCGTATTCATAAAATTAAAAACCCCGTTGAACTATGAAGTTGGATTTCATAATTCTCAGGGGTGTGTTTTGGAATTTCTTCCGTTATCTTTAATATAGTATCCAACACTATATGTTTTTTGTTTGATATGTGTAATATACGACAAATATATTAAACTACCAAATATACATATTATTAATTGTCAAAAACATAATACAAAAAAATACCATATATAACTCATTGATATTGCATAAAACCCTCATTTTCAACACTTTATGTAACTGGTTGATACTCAACGAGTTAGGTTTTGACCTAAATATTAAGGTTTTTAACATATATAACGTATTGATACTCAATAAACAATTTTTAAAATAGTTCCAAAAACCTATTGCCAGTATCAAAAATTGTCGTATCTTTGGTATATCACCAACCAATTAAGGTATGGTATGTAAAAAAATTATAATATGACAAACAAAGTAAAAATGAGTAAAAAAAGTATTTCACAAAAGATTAATCAATCTATTCCATATGAAGAACAAATGGATATTATTAGTAAACCATTAAATAAATTCCTTTCGGAGTTTGGTGAATATATTGCCAATGATATAGAGTTAATAAAAATAGAAACTATGATAAATTATATACCTTTAAGAAATCATTATACCGTAGTAAGTATGTTAGATAATGATAAGATGTATAATCTATTTTCA